GGGAAGGGTTAAAAACCTACGCATGGCAATGTCTGGACTTAATAAAACATTTGCAACATTAGGTTTGATTTTATCTGCAGGTGCTTTTGTTCGTATGGTTAAAGGTTCTATAGATGCTGCAGATGCTTTTGGTAAATTAGAAACACAAACAGGAATAGCTGCTAATACATTACAGGCATATGTAAACGCAGGTAAATTAGCAGGTGTTGAACAGGCAACTATAGAAAAAGGATTAAGAAGATTAGCTCAATCAATGCGAGAAGCAGATCAAGGAGTTGCTACATATAAAGATGCGTATGATGATTTAGGAATATCTGTAAGAAATACAGATGGCACGTTAAAAACAAATCAACAAGTATTAGGTGAAATATCAGATGCTTTTGCAGGTATGGAAGATGGCGTTACTAAAACTGCTATTGCAATGGAAATATTTGGTAGATCTGGAGCGCAAATGGTTAATCTTCTTAATGATGGTAAAGCGTCACTAGAAGAATTTAATTTTGAGGTATCAGATAGATTTGCACAGAACTCGGAATATTTTAACGATCAAATGACTGCTTTAGGGATTAAATTGCAAGGTTTTACTATGCAGATGGCAGATCATTTATTGCCTACTCTAAATAATCTTGCAGAAATGTTTAGCAATATAAGTAAAGATGGTTCTGATTTAACTTTACTTTTTGAATCAATTGCTGCTGTATTAAAAACATTGGCTAGTACTGTATTTACTGTTGTTGCTGGTTTTAGATTTCTTGGAACAACTATAGTACAAGTATCCAAAGCAGCATGGAAAGCAGCTAAATTTGATTTTGGTGGTGCAATGGAAGAATTGCAAACTGGTTTAACTACAACTAAAGAGCAATTTCAAAAAGACATGAAAATATTTGAAAATATTTGGAAAGGATCTTCACAAGCAGGTGAAGATTATGGTAAAAAAACTGGCAATATGCTTGATAGGACTTTTGGACAGGCTATGGTTGCAAAACTTGATGCTTTTAAAAACAGTATAAAAGGTGTTGGTGATGCTATGGGTGATGTTGTTGTTAAAGGAATAAAAGGTATGGAAGATGCTCTAGTAGATTTTGTAATGAAGGGTACTTTAAATTTTAGAAACTTAGCAAATTCTATAATTGCAGATATGGTAAGGATGGCTATACAGTCAACAATAACAGCACCATTAACAGGGTGGTTTAAAGGATTATTCAGTGCAAAAGGTAATGTATTAGAAAATGGAAAACATTTAACAGCTTATGCAAAAGGTGGTGTTATTGATAGTCCTCATTTTAAATATATGGCTAATGGTGGTGTAGCTGTTGCAGGCGAAAAATCGGCAGAAGCTATACTTCCTTTATCTAGGGGTAGTGATGGTAAATTAGGCGTAAAGGCACAAGGAGGAGGTACTAATATTGTTGTTAATGTAGATGCTTCTGGTAGTACTGTAGAAGGTGATGAAACAGAAGGTAGGGCGTTAGGTAGGCTTATTGGGGCAGCTATACAAGCTGAAATAGTTAATCAAAAAAGACCAGGAGGTTTATTAGCATAATGGCAACATTTCCAAGTATTGAACCTAGTTATGGGTTAACAAAAACATCTGCACCTAAAACTCGTACTGTAAAATTTGCAGATGGATATGAACATAGAATTTTATTTGGTTTAGCTAGTCATCAAAACCCAGAAACTTATAACCTAGCATGGAATAATATTACAGAATCAGATTCAGATGTTATAGAAGGATTTTTAAGAAGTAGAGCAAATGATAATGAAAGTTTTACATATAGTCCACCATCAGAAGGGTTTACAAAAACAGGAACATATTCTCAATCAGGTACAACAGTAACAATAACAATTACAAATCATGGAGTTGCTATAAATGATGTATTAACTATTGATTACACATCTGGTAGTGCTGTAGATGGTACTTTTGTAGTTGCTTCTGTAACTAGTGAAAATGTCTTTACAGTAGTAGCTGCTGCTAGTGCTACAAATACAGGTGACGTTTCAATTACCTTAGCAAGTGCTAAAAAATTTGTTTGTGAATCATGGCAAAAAAGAATAGATGTTCCTAATAGAGCTACTATTACAGCTACTTTTAGACAGGTTTTTGAAGCATGAGTAAAACACCTTTAATTACAGATTTACAAAAAATTAATCCATCTGCAATTATTGAATTATTTACAATAACTACTGATGTTACATTACATGGGTCTAATACTACTTATAGATTTCATAATGGAACAAGTTTAAATGCTAATGGAAATATTGTTTGGGCTGGTAATACTTATACAAAGATGCCAATACAAGCAGAAGGTTTTGCTTATCAAAAAGGGCAAGTACCTAGACCTACTTTAACTGTTAGTAATGCACTTGGAACTATTACAGCTATCTTGTTAAATGTTAATCAGGTAACAACAGGAAATGATTTAACTGGTGCAACTGTAAAAAGAATTAGAACAAGTGCAAGGTATCTAGATGCTGTAAATTTTTCTGGTAATACAAATCCTTATGGTACACCTGATCCTACAGCAGAAGATGTAGAGACTTATGAAATAGATAGAAAATCAGCAGAAAATAGGGAAGTTGTACAATTTGAACTTGCTGCAGCTATTGACATGGCAGGTGTGTATGCTCCAAAGCGTCAATGTACTAGAGCAGAATTTCCTTCAATTGGTACGTTTATAGCATGAATTGGAAAAAAGAAGCACTTGCACATGCAAAAGATCAAGATCCTAAAGAGTCTTGTGGCTTATTATTAAATCTTCGAGGAAAAGAAAAATATTATCCCTGTCGTAATTTATCAATGACAGATCATCAATGTTTTATTATTGATCCAGAAGATTATGTAAAGGCAGATAATACAGGAGAAATAACAGCTATTGTTCATAGTCACCCTGTAACACCACCTACACCTAGTCAGGCAGATAAAATTAGTTGTGAGCAAAGTAATCTTCCTTGGCATATTGTTAACCCAAAAACAGAACAATGGGGCTATTGTGAACCTTGTGGATACAAACCACCTTTATTAGGTAGACCTTGGGTTTGGGGTGTTACTGATTGCTGGTCTTTAGTAAGAGATTGGTATAAAGAAGAAAAAAATATTGAGCTAAAAGATTGGGATAGACCTACAACACCAGAAGAATTTATATTGAATCCTTTGTTTGAAAGTTGTGCATGGAGAACTGGTTTTAGAGAACTTAGACCAGATGAAAAATTAATTAATGGTGATGCTTTATTAATGTCTATTGGTTCTTCTGGTTTAAATCATGTAGCTATTTTTTTAGATGGTGATGTTTTACATCATTTAACAGATAGACTATCTTGTAAAGAACCATATTCTCAATGGCTTTTAAAATGCACAGGAGGGAGGTATCGTTATGTTGCGTAAATTAAAATTATATGGCGAACTTGCAGAGTTTGTAGAACATAAAGAATTTGAAATACAAGTAGATAGTCTTGCAAAGGCAGTAAGTTTTCTTGTTAATAATTTTCCTGAGATAGAAAAATATATGAATCCTAAATATTATCAAGTGAAAGTTGGTAATTATATTGTTAGTGAGGAAGAGCTAAGTTATCCTATAGGGCAAGAAGATATACATATTGTTCCAGTTATAGCTGGTGCTGGAGGCGTTGTAAAATCATTGCTAGGAGCCGCTTTAATTATTTTTTCGTTTGGAGCTTTTGGAGCTTTTGGAGGGGGTCTTGCTTTTGGAAAAGGTTTTGCTGCCAGTTGGAAAGCAGCTTCATTATGGGGAGCAAAAGGAGCTTTACTTTTAGGTGGTACTTTAGCACTACAAGGAGTTAGTGAATTATTGTTTCCACTTCCAAAATTAGAAGGTTTTGAATCAGCAGAAGATCCTAGATTATCATTCAATTTTTCTGGAACTCAAAACACCTCAAGAGCAGGTACACCTGTTCCTATAGTTTATGGTGAAATTTTTACAGGATCAGTTGTTATAAGTGCTGCTATTGATACTCAGCAGGTAAGAGCATGACAAATACAAAAAAAAATATCAGAGGATCTGGTGGTCAAACCCGACAAGTTCAGCAAGTTATACCAACAAGAACTCCTGATACTTTACACAGTAGGCAGTTTGCTACTTTTCTTGATCTTATTTCTGAAGGCGAAATAGAAGGCTTTGCTTCTGCTTCTAAAGAAGGACTCACAAAAGGTACAACTGCTTATAATAACGCTGCATTAAAAGATGTTTATTTAAATGATACTCCTGTATTAAAATCAACAGCTAATTCCGCAAATCCATCTACTACTGATTTTAATTATCAAGACGTAACATTTAACCCTAGATTTGGTACCTCTGGTCAAACAAAAATTGAAGGAATTGAAAGTAGTTCTTCTTTAGCAATAGTAGGTGTAACTGTAACAGCATCTTCTTCTGTTACTAGACAAATTACAAATACAGATGTTGACGCTGTAAATGTAACAATAACTATTCCACAATTACAAAAGGCAACAGATAAAGGTGATATATTAGGCTCTAGTGTCCAATATAAAATATCAGTTCAATATAATTCTGGCGGTTATACAGATATTATTACAGATACAGTAACAGGAAGAACTGCTGACGCATATCAAAGAGATTATAGAATAAATCTTACAGGTGCTTTTCCTGTTGATATAAGGGTTTCTAGACTTACACCAGATAGCACAGACTCAATGTTAGTTGATGCTTTTCAATGGACAAGTTATGCAGAAATTATTGATGATGCTAATACATATGCTAATAGTGCTTACACTTCTTTACGTTTGGACTCTATGTTGTTTAGTTCAGTGCCAAGCAGAAAATATCGTATTAGAGGAATAAAAGTTAGGATTCCAGGAGCAGGGGCAAACAGTTCTGGCACTCCAACTGTTGATAATGCTACTGGTCGTATTGTTTACCCCGATGGATATATTTTTAATGGAGTGATGGGTGCTGCTCAATGGTGTTCATGCCCTGCAATGATATTATTAGACCTTCTTACAGATACACGCTATGGTTTTGGTAATAATATAACTGATAGTACTATTGATTTATTTTCATTTGTTACTGCCAGTAAATTTGCTAATACGTTGGTATTAGATGGATTAGGAGGGCAAGAAGCTAGATTTTCATGTAATGTAAATATTCAATCTTCAAGTGAAGCCTTTAATTTGATAAATGACTTGGCAGGTGTTATGCGCTGTATGCCAATATGGGCTGGTGGCAGTATTCAAATTGCACAGGATAGTCCTAAAGATGCAAGTTATTTATTTAATTTATCTAATGTAACTGAAGCAGGTTTTAATTATTCAGGAAGCGGATTAAAAACAAGAAATACTGTAGTTTCTGTTGCATATTTTAATATGGATACTAGGAATATAGATTATGAAGTTTATGAAGATACCGCTTCAATAGCAAAGCTAGGAGTATCTATTAAGCAAGTAAGGGGATTTGCTTGCACTTCAAGAGGTCAGGCTAGAAGATTGGCAAAAGCTATTTTATTTGCTGAACAGAATGAAAGTGAGATTGTTACTTTTAGTACTTCTATAGAATCTGGAATTATTGTAAGACCTGGTGCTGTTATTGATATAGCTGATCCTGTGCGTTCTGGTGTTAGAAGAGGAGGAAGAATTACTGCTGCAACAACAACTGAAATTACTGTAGATGATACAGATGCGACTGATTTACCAGCAACTAATAATTCAAATTTAAGTGTAATTTTACCTGATGGAACAATGGAAACTAAGGGTGTTCAATCTGTTGTTGGTGCAGTAATTACAGTTAATAGCGCTTTTTCTCAAGCACCAAATGTAAATGCAGGCTGGCTTTTACAGAATGATTCAGTTAAGCCCCAAAAATTTAGAGTAATAGCAGTTGAAGAATCTGAAGGTATTAATTATACAATTACAGCTTTAAGTTATGTTCCTGAAAAATATGAATTTATTGAAGATGGTGAAAACTTACCAACTAGAACAATATCTATTTTAAATCAATTAAAAGAACCACCTAATGCACTTCTAGCAGAAGAAAAAATAGTTGAAATTAATGATCAAGCTGTATCTAAACTTATTCTTAGTTGGCAGCCTGTTGTAGGTGTTACAGAGTATCAGGTTAACTATAGATTTAATAATGGTAACTTTGTTTCTACAACAGTTTCTTCTCCTGATTTTGAAATATTTAACACTGATGTTGGAACATATGAGTTTCAAGTATATAGTTATAACACAGCATTACAAACAAGCGCTACTTCTGCTGATCTAACATTTAATGCTGTTGGTAAAACTGCATTGCCTTCAAATGTAACTGGATTAACAGCAGAACCTATAAATGAAAAGTTAGTTAGATTACGTTGGGATTTATCTACAGATTTAGATGTTACGCATGGTGGTCGTGTTTATGTAAGGCACTCTACAAAAACTGATGGGACAGGTACTTTTTCTAATTCTGTTGATCTTATTCAAGCATTAGCTGGTAATACAACATCTGCAGAAGTCCCATATTTAGAAGGTGAGTATATTTTAAAATTTAGGGATGATGGTGGCAGATTCTGTGCAGGAGAAACAAGTGTAATTCTTGATTTACCTGATAACCTCGCACCTTTAATTACACAAACTAGAAGAGAAGATACTGATAGTCCAAAATTTCAAGGAACGCTTAACAATGTTGCTTTTGATTCAACTACAAATTCCTTAAACTTAACTGGAACTGGTAATTTTGATTCAATAACAGATTTTGATACTGTTGTGTCTTTAGATGATTTTGGTGGCATAAATTCTGAAGGTACTTATGATTTTGGTGGGACAGCAGGTGGAACTACTTTAGATTTAGGTGGTGTATTTAGTCTTGATCTTAAACGTCATTTTTTAACAGAAGCATTTTATCCTAATGATTTGGTAGATAGTAGAACAGGAAATATTGATACATGGACAGATTTTGATGGTGCTACAGCAACAGAAGTTAATGCTGAAATGTTAGTAAGAGTTACACAAGATAATCCATCTGGATCTCCTACTTATACGGATTTTCAAACCTTTGCAAATGGTACTTACAAGGGAAGAGGGTTTCAATTTAGAGCAAAACTAACAAGTAATGACCCTGCACAAGATATAAAAGTTTCAGAGCTAGGTTATACAGCATCTTTACAAAGAAGAACAGAACAAGGTAATGTAACAGCAAGCGGAGCGGGTGCAAAGGCTATTACCTTTACTCATCCGTTCTTTGTTGGAACTTCTTCCTTATTAGGAGCAAATACTAATTTACCCTCTGTTGGTATCAATGCTCAAAATATGGCATCCGGAGATTATTTTGAAGTCTCTAGTGTATCTGGAACTGGTTTTACTGTTCACTTTAAAAATTCTGCAAATGCTTCGATTGATAGGAATTTTACCTATCAGGCTGTCGGATTTGGTAAAGGAGGGTAGAATAGATTTAATGTTAATTTTTTAAATGGCAGAACACGATTTTATAATTGATAATGGCACAGGAAGTGCTGTAAGAACAGACCTTAATAATGTTCTGCAAGCTATTGCATCAAACAATAGTAAATCTGGTGCTTTAACAACAAATTATGCTTATCAATGGCACGTTGATACGTCAGATGGGAATTTAAAAATAAGAAATGCAGCAAATAATGGATATGTAACTGTTGGGCCAGTTGCCACAACAAATTTCGGATTAGCACCATTAGCAGGCGCAACTTTTACAGGAAAAGTTACTCATAACTATACATCTAGCTTAAATATTCCATCTGGAACTACTGCACAACGTGATGGCAGCCCCGCTGTTGGGATGCTGCGCCACAATAGTACGCTTAACCAGTTCGAAGGGTACAATAATGGTGCTTGGGATGTAATTGGTGGTGATAATTCAACAACCAGCACTATTACAGATGAAAGTTCTGATACAACTTGTTTTCCTTTGTTTGTTACTGCAGCTACAGGAGATTTAGGATTAAAGTCAGGATCTAATTTTACATTTAACTCTTCAAATGGTACATTAGCAGCTACTACATTTAGTGGTTCGGGTGCAAGTTTAACTAACTTACCTTCTTCTGCATTAACTGGTGCATTACCAGCTATAGATGGATCAGCATTAACAGGAATATCTTCTGGTTTAAGTTTTGCACAATGGAGAGTTAATACTGGTTTTACAGGGCCTGCAGATCCTATTGTAAACTGGACTCAAAGTGATAATAACGTCACATTTACTGAAAGTAGTGGCATTTTTACATTTCCATCAACAGGCCATTGGCATATTATGTGTCAACTATTTGGTTATAAAAATGATGATCAAGACAATATTGAACTTCATATAATGACAACTACTAACAATAGTAGTTACAACACAAAATCTTGGGCATATTCTCACATGAATAATGATGATGGTGGTAATTTATATACTAGCGTTCATGCTGAATTAATATTTGATGTTACAAGCACAACTAATTGTAAAGTAAAATTTAAAACTATTAATAATAGTGTTAACTGGCATGCTGATTCAAGTAGAAATGATTCATATGCAATCTTTACAAGATTAGGAGATACATAATGAGACCTACACATATTGAACATTATTTAATAACAGTAAGATCGGGTTGTTGGTTTGGATGGAGTGATCCAACAAATAAAATCTATTCAAATCTTATAGTGCATGATGGAGGTTCTAAACCTACTGAAAAAGAATGTACTGATGGACTTGTTGCATTACAAGCTGCTTGGGATTTACATAATGACAGTTATAAATCAAAAAGAAGGGCAGAATATCCAGATTATGCTAGTCAGTTAGACGATATATACCATAATGGTATTGATGGATGGAAAGCAACTATTAAAGCTATTAAAGATAAATATCCTAAAGAATAATATAATTTTGTCAAATAAAATTTCAATGTGGGTTGCATAATATTGGGGTATACCCCATACTATAGAAAAGCTGTTATTCTTTGCCTTACATAATTATGTCATTTGAAGAAGAATTTGAAAAAATAGAAAGGGAAGAATGGCTTGCTAAGTTTGATGATAAACAAGTTATGATGGCAGCAAGAATGTTTTTAGAATGGCTTTATCATCTGCCTGACGATTGGCAACCAAAAGAATATACAGAATTTACATTTTAATCATGAAAGTACAACCAGAACAGTTATTAAGGCAGATTAGAGTTGCACAACTTCAAAAAAAAGAATTAGAAACACAAATTACAGAAAAAAAAATGGTATTAGAAAAATATTATCAAGAAAGCATTATTATGAGCAGTTTTAGTATTGATGGTGTAAAAGCAACACGTAAACGCAAACCCGAAAAATGGGAATATAGTAATGAGTTAAAAAGTTATAAAAAAGATATTGCTACAGCTATAGAAGATAGAGAACAACAAGAGAGAGAAGAAGGTATAGCTACTAAAATAGATACAGGCTTTACATGGGCAATTAGATGAAAACAACAGAACGTGTAGAACAGGCGTTTAAACGCATAAAAGAGTTGTTGAGGTTGGTTACTGATTGGACTAAAAATCCTAAAGAAGATGTATTGACAAAAGAATTTAGAGAAAAAAAATTACAAATGATAGAAGATTTGTATAAACAATTAGGTCAACTTAATGACAGATTTATGTTTACTCATGAATCAGAATTTAAAACTAAAGAATATGTAGTTGAATATGAAAAGATTAAAACACAGATTAATGATTTAGAAAAATGAACCCACAAAAGAACAAAGGCGATAAGGCAGAACGTGAAGCCTGTATATACTTAACAGCAGCTACAGGACATATTGTAGAACGCAGATTTGGGGCAGGTGCAGAGTTGGATAAGGGAGATCTAGTTGGTATTCCTGATACTGTGATACAAGTAACTGATATGAAAAATAAATCAGAAGCGGTATTAAGAAAGCCTAGAGAAGCAGAACAGCAAAGATTAAACGCTAATGCTAAACACGCTATTACTATGGTCAGGTTTAACAAAAGACCAGGATGCAAAGAAGGTGATAATTGGCGTGTTGTTATGACTATCGAACAGTATGCAAGATTAATAAAATGAATTGTTATTGGTGTAAGACAGAACTAATAGTTACAGGTGATATTGATATAGATGAATCTATGCCAACTTATCTAGATTATTCTATTATGACTAATTTATCTTGTCCTAAGTGTTTTGCAGAAGTGGAAGTACTAAAAAAAAGAAATTCATATGATTGATATATTTATTGTTACTATTTGTTAACAAACTCTTAACAGGGGTATACCCCTTGTATATACTAAGGATGTACCAAACAACCGAGAGGTTTTCCAAATGACTAAAGATTTCACAATCAAATCATGGTCTGACTTAAACAGACACCCTGACATATTAAAAATAGAAGATTTACGCAAAGAGTTTAGAAACTCTGGTCAGAATGAAATTATCATATATATAAATCAATTTGCTACTAATCCTGTTACAGGTGAATTAGGAGGTGCTTTTTATGCTGCTGATTTAAAAGATGCAAAAGATTTAATGGGGTTAAACTAATGCAAAACTTTCTAATGATGTTAGCAGCGTCAGGGTTGTTTTATACAGCCCTATCATCTTCCCTATATGATATGACAGTTACAGATTGCAATGCAGGTATAGAATTAGCTTGTAAGGAGGTAAACAAATAACCACAGTCGGGAAGCCTGACAGTTAGGTCTGTAAGATACCCTAACTTGAAAGTTATAGAATACCTACCGCCATAGGAAAAACAGGGCAAGTTTTGGACTTGATCGATCTCCTGACTAATTATTACAAGTTTGTAACATAACCTTTATAGGGGTATACCCATTGCTATATTTGAAATGTACTTTAGTGGAGACACTTCCAATGAAAAATGTAAAAACAGTATGGTGCGAAGGTGCAGTAGGTTTTGCACATTGCGGTAATGTATTCAAGGCAAGAGTCCTTGATAATACTGAAATGGACAGACCAGCCAGAAATGGTTATGTATGGGTAGAGAGAATTACTACACCAGCAGATTCTGACGTAGAGATTGATGAAGATGGCAATGAAGTCCCTTGGAGAGTTGAATGGCCTACTGAAATAGGCAATGGAGATCGAGGGGACAAAAACAAATATTTAACAGGCTATTAATTTAGCTTTTTTTTATTATAAACTTATATACAACCCCTACTAAGGGGTTTTTTATTGTCTAATTTAATTTAGGAAATAATTTTTGCTCTAACAAATCAACAGCCCTATCATCAAGATTATTTGAGGTCTGCTGACATATCACACGTAAAAGATCAATAATTAACCTTTTGCATCCTGTAGTAGTAAGAAAGCGTAATAGTATAGGCTTTAAAATTTTGTACATAGTTTGTTTTCCTTTACAAACATATTCTAGTTGTTAAATTAAAAATGGTCATCTAAGCTGCCTAATCCCCATCGCAAAGCATAGGTGGCTTTTTTACCTTCTAGGCTTAATTTCTACAACGGCAAGTTCTACTTCCTTAAGCCTATGAAAAACCTCCTTCATATCATCGTGCATATCATCTATTTTTGTTGTTAGTAATTCTATTGCTGTTGTATTCCTTACTAAGTCATCCCTAGATTGTCTGCCACGATAACTAATAGATCCAACCGAGACAAAACAAGCTGTAAGTAAAGCACCACCTACTGCTGCTATAACTTCTACCATTATTTACCTTTTATGTATATGCTTATATTATATAATCTTTTGTTATGCAAGAACAACAAGAAAAAGAAGGAACGGATTGGGGCGAAATCTTTGGGCATGGTGTTCGATTTATGATTTTAGTCTGGTCTTTAGCAATGATGACCCTTGGATACATGGATAAAATACGTAATGATGGAGCGTTTTTAGCTGGCTTGACCTCGGGGGTGCTAGGTAGTTACGGTATATCTGTTAACAAAAAGAAAACTGCAAACGCTGCTAAAGTAAATGATACAAAGGTAGGTACACAATGAAAAAATTACTAGCACTACTATTACTGTTTAGTCCTTCTGTAGCACTAGCAGACATAACGCAAAAATTTACGACATCTGCCCAGATTTCGGTAGATATGCCCTATTCTGTCACAAATAAATTAGGCACTACATATTCAATATCTGGTACAAACATAACTCCATCTGTTACTAGTGGAGGATCTACAACATCTGGGGCTATTGGTGGACTCAATGTTTCTTCTTTGACCGCAGGTGTGCCGGCAATAGTGCAAACTGACAAGGCAGTTACTACGGCAGGGAGTGCATTCTCACTAACTGAAACGCTAACTATGGGTGACGCAACTCCAAGTGCAATTACACCATCGTCAGGCATAGCAGCACTACCACACCTTGGTGGACAGACAACAATAGGGAGTGGTGGCACATTAGGATCTGGAGCGATGACAAGTTTATCTAGTGGTGTGCATACCTGTAGTGGTGCATTTGGATCAGGCTCTAGTTGCATAGGTTCGACAACAGTTACTATTACCATTGACTAAACTTTGGCTGCTATTAATAATATTATTTCCTGTCAAAACTCTTGCAAACCCAGTTGTGCCTACCTTCCGTACAGGAAGTTCCAGTACAAATTCTCAGAGCCAATCTGTAGTAACAGAAAATATAGTAAGCCACCAGTTTCGGACAGGCTATACTCTAAGTGTCTCAGGTTCAAACATAGAGAGTGCAGATGTTAATGGTTATATTAATTCGATACCTACGGCAGAAGCTTCGCAAACAGTTAATGGGGTTAACTTTTCATACACTTCCCCCACGCTTGAAGGTATACCCCGGTGGAAAATAGTAAATTCTTCACAGCCCTTCTCTCTTGTAGAGTCGGTAATTTCTCCCGGTTTAGACACAATAACTACAATAAATCGCACCATAAATACAACAACTACCACCACCGTAGAAACTACGTTTGGGCAGTAATTTTATTATGCCTATGTCCAACTAAAATATTAGCTTCGACCACAATTTCATCGCCATCTAGCCAAGCTCAAGGCGTGATTAATAACAATGCTACACAAATACTTCCAAATTCTAGCCCTCAGTTTAGGATGTCACAAGGTATTGTATGCAGTTCACCTAGCCTTACCATCACGCCCTATGTAGTGGACTCATGGAGCTTTAACAGGCCAATAGAACAGTTTACATATCAAGAAGTATATGACGAGGATACAGGGGCAGTTAAGTACACTACAAAAACACCAAGGTTTGAAAAGGATAACTACAATTTAAACTACGGTATATCAGCACAGTTTAGTATTCCGCTAGGCAAAGCACCCGCACTATGTCATAAGGCAACAGAAGTAAATATAAAAAATCAACAATTACTATATCAAAAACAGTTGCTTGAAGTTGCACTTTTTAGGCTTAAGGTATGCGGGGAGCAAGCTAAACTTGGCGTAACCTTTACTGGGGAAAAATACGCTTCAATATGCGAGGGGATTGCAGTTACTGTTCCTCCTGGTCAGGTGATCCCTCACTCTCATTCTTTGAAGTAAGTTTTTTAATTATTTGTTTAACTAATGGTTTTATTAAATTGATAATGATAGGAGTAGTTGCAGCCACAGTAGCAATAGCAGCAGTAGAGACAACCACGCTAGGCGTAGGTATGTATTGGTCAATGAATGGTACATCTTCATAGAGAGTAATACATTCAACTCCATCATCTCCTCTTTTATGTCCAGTAACACGTTCTAATCTTTTTTCGTTACGAAAATCTCCTACTCTTTGATCTTGTTTGCTTGGGCAAGGTTTGTATTCATCTTCTTTTTTTTCTTTTTTTGGTATTTCAGTTTTAGGTGGTTCACTTGTTGGCATCTCACTTTCATTAGCAAGATTAGGCATCTCTTCTGTAATTGTTAATTGATCTGGCACATAATTCAATGGGTTAAAACTAGGGTATGGACAATTAGTTACTAATCCGTTTTTGTCTGCTATTATTAAATTTCTATTGCCTGTATTCCTTGTATCTCTGTGATAATAAGTGCAACCTATTACTTGTACATTTGAATAACCGTAGTCAGGCACATAGGTATATGGAATATGAACATCAGGTATATGTATCTCAGGAATTTCCAATTATTTTTTTGAAGGTGTTGGCAAAGCAAAAGATGGGCCAGTTGTTTTTGGTAATGCGTTATCCATAACATTAGGTAATAGCCCTTTAACTTCGCCAAGAATAGAGTTCATAATCTTAGCTTTAAATTGTTCGCTGCTTACAAATTTGTATGTATAAAATCCTGTACCAACAATGCCCAAAGTAAGGATCGTGGTTAAAATTGTTAAAGCATCGAGAATTTTTCGCATGATTAAATACCAGATAAAACAAACTTGCTCATTAATGAAATTAGTCGTTTTGCTACTTATTGTAGCAATCAGCCCTATCTACATCACTATGGGCTTTATAAGGCAAATGCAAAATAAAGTTAATTAATTTTTTACTTGTTTATTTAAATAAAAACTTCTTGCCTGTTCATAATCAAACATACATTCAGCAGGGTTATATTCTTGTGTTTTTATTCCATCTGGTGTTATATAAATTACTCTACAGGTAGATAAAGTTATAGATGAATAATTTTGATTTAATAGCGATACATAACCACCTATTTGCAACCTATGGTTTTTTTTCTTGTATTTAACTTGTGTTTTAAAATCTGCTAAACATAATGCACCAGTTTTTTTATGTTGCAAAACTGCATCTAAACTCCCTGCTATATCTCTTTTTCTATCTACCATACGTAATTCATTTGCAACACATTCCCATGTATCCCACATACGATAATTAATTAAATGTTTTACCCATTGTCTATATTCTTTTGCATAGGATAATGCTAATGTTTCATCTTTTGTTTCACACCATATCTGTGCAGCTTCATGTATAGCTGTACCACGTATTGCAGCCTGTTCCATATTTTTACTAACAAAATCACTTGTTTTTACTACATCACTAACAGATCTTGCTACATAGCATTTACGTTTTAAATCGTAGTATTTATGTGGTTCTGGATAAAACTTTACAAATGGGTCTTGTACAAGAATATTTTTTATATTCATTCTTCAAAAAATTCCATATCTTTTATATATCCAATAATTCTCGTATGTGCATCAATAAGTTTTTGTGCCTTATCTTCATATTCTTTACGTGCTAATTTTCTACTTTCAGACTCATTACCTTGCTTTGGTTTTTGATACTTTTCATGTAAAAGTAGTATCGCAGTAGTAAAAGCTGTTGCTATTTGTGGAAAGTCTCTATTTTCCATTTTAAGCTTTACATATTTAGTCATTTTGTTTCTCATATTCAACAGGATCAAAAGTTATTTTACCTGTAAGACCATTTTTATATTTTGGCAATTTATGTACAGGAAGTGACGGAGTTGCACCACATTTTGTACGCAAAATACGTTTCCATTTACCTGTACCTGTTTCCCTCTCATAACCCATTGCAATAAACCAACCATCAGGAGGTGTATCTAGATCTTCTACTTTTATAAGACCTTTTTTAACCATCATACGTAATGTTTTTTTTGCACCACCACCAAATAAACTATCCATTATATTAAATTCCCCATATCATCAAACTGTACAACCTTTTGATTAGGGTGTGGTTTGTTTTCCTCTACAAAACCTTTATTAGTTATTTTATTAATTGATTCATAATTTTTTAAAGTGCAACCTTTCCAACTACCTGCAAGAATACCTGCTTCTAACTGATCTCTTAATATCTGTTCACCATACTTTTCTATAAATTTTTTATATTCTGTTATCTGTTGTTTCCAAGCCTGTATTGACTTACTACCTTTTTTTACTTTCCAGAAGTCATCTATAAGAGTTTGTAAGTGTTTTAAATCATTTGGTATTATCTTTTCTTGTTTTTCTTTTTTATTAATTTTTTCTTTTTCTTCTTTTCTCTTTAAACCCTTCTTGTCTAATTCTTTATCTTTATGTATATATAGTGCCATATTTTTTCCATTTTTGCATCTTGCATTGTACGCATCTTCTAATAGCAAATTTAAAAATGCAGTTGTTGTAATGTATTTAGGCTTTATTTCTAGAATCTTAGTAATAAGTTCCATGTCCAAAGCTGGCCTTAAAGTGTTCATAAATTGGTAATAAATTAAACAATATTTGTACATTAATAGACCATTTAAAAATTAACTAATCAACGTAACTCTATGTGAATTGTATTAAATCTTTACATACATTATATATATGTTATGGTTAGCTTATAAGTCTACCAATGCTATGTCCTGCACATTAGCAAAACATAATAGACGTATAAAAATGCTAAAAGCCGAGTTAGCAGGGATAAATGACCCATTTGATCTATTAGCAGAAGTAATAGCTGATAATGAACGATTAAGACAAATT